TATTCTGAAATTGGACAGCTTGATTCGTCACATTTCCAGTCGCTGCAGCAACGGGATTAGAGGTATTATTAACCTCTGGATCTGATGCCTTAGCTGGTGCTACTGAGAGAAGACTGATAAGGAGACAGTAGTAGATTCCTGTTCGATAGTTCGATCTATCTCTGTTTTTTCTATGATCTGACTTGCTGCTCTTGTTACTACTTCTAGTGAGAAGTCTGAGCCAGCTGTTGTCATGTTGAAGACTGAATCTGAATCTGCTATTCCTCCAGAGCTTGCTGATGTATGAGTTATATTGTCTCCCGACCATTTGTTTAACGCTGCTCCATAGGTGGTGATAACTATTTCTTCGTCTATATCTATTGTTGTAGTTGTTGTACTATTCATCGAACCCTGGGTGAAGTTGGGTTGAACTAATTCAGCTCTAGCTACCGTGGGTGATGCCAGTAGGAAGAGTAAAAGCCATTTTTTCATTCTTCCTTTTTTTTGACCATAGGACAATTTACGGGTGTATTATTGCCACTGTTATTTTTATTACCAGTGGTCAAACCAAAAGTTGCAAGTGCTCCCGTAAAGACACTGGCAACGAACGTGATATCTGAGTTCCCAGCTTTTTTAATCATTGGTAACTCCACGTAATTCATTGTAATTATGAACCCAGACCAAACGACAACTCCAAGTCGAACGAATGTTCCAAGTACTTCTATTTGATGTTCTTTATCCTCTACAGCATCTTTCAGCTTTCCAAGGACTCCTTTTTTTTCTGGCGGTTTTCCTTCCATTTATCTACTTTCTTTTGTAAGAACTTTTGGATTTGTTTCTTTAATTTATCAAATAAAGGAGTAGCAAGGGTGGTAGTGGCTACAGCTGCAACAGCTGCATAGGTAGCCGTAGCAACGACTTCAGCTGAAGGTAGGGGTAGATCTATTTTAATTACAGGTACTCTTAGAGTAGGCTGTTCAGTAGTTGCAGTTTCTGCATCTTCTGTTTCCTCTGGTACCTCTTCCAGTTCAACACCTTTAGGTGCTTTAAGATTACTTGGAGGTATAACTACAGGAGGAAACACAGGCATTTCTGCGGTAGGTTGCTTTAGAGGAATGCTAGGCATATCTAAAGCTTTGGGTAGCTTAGGAACCTTCACCTAGCTCCAGGGCTTACCAGTTCCTGTTGTTGGAGTCTTTTGTTCATTAACACCTTTTTCTACAGCAGCTTCAATAGCTGCTACAGTACCAGCTTGATCAGCATCTAGTTTGTTCTTTACCCAAGTTAATACTTGTGATTCTGTAAGGTCAGCATAAGGTACTAAGTTAGTAGGTTTAGGAAGATCTACTTCACCTGTAGCTCTGAATTTATAAGTGCCATCCTCGCCGTTAACACGATAGATAACTTTATATACATACCCATCTTCTAGTTCACGCTGAAGGGTGTTTACTTGCCAAGTTTTTGTTGCCATTTTTTTTTTAATTAATTTGTTTAAGTTGAAGCAGCTATTGCTACGTATAAATAATAAGTACCGTTTTCATTAATGTGACCATAGTTTGTAGTAAGACTAAAGCCTGTTGAATTTACTGAAACAAAGTTTGTTCCAGCATCATTTTCTACTGCAGTACCTTCATGCATTGTATTACCAAAGCCTCTTGCACTATCAAAGAACCACATACGACCACTTGTAGGATCAGCACCACCGTATGATGTAATAAATAACCATTGAGGTTGGAATCCGACTGTTACACTAGGACCAGTATTACTACCATTACCCGTGTAACTATCACAAACTATAGCCTTTTTATTCCCAGATGCACCAAATGTACCTTCAGAAGAATGATCAGCAAAAGCCCATCCAACATACTCATTATTATTCATATTTAGATCTTGATCGTCTGGTGAAGTAAATGTAGTTGCACCTACACTCCAACTTTTACCACCTGAAAAGCTTTGTGCATTTTCATTAGAATCTATCTTTATGTATTTACTGTTTCCAAAAGCTTTGTGATAAGCAGTTGGTCTACCATAATCACCATTTACAATTATAAAACCAGGTGTGCTCCCTAATCCATGAGTAATGGTTTTACCTGAAGAATTACCATCTCCAGTCCAAGTAAATTCTTTGAAGAAATTATCACAATTTCTCCATCCCCAGTTTACATAAGTATGACTATTTTTATTCCAGAAACCATCAGTATTACCTGTTGTATTTGTTCCAATACTATATCCATCACTATTCCAACTTTTAAACCATGAAGTATTAGTATCATCATTACCACCTTGCATACCAATAGTCATTGTACCTCTGGATTTACTTGCAGCTTTGTCCTGTAGTTCTTGGTTTCTAACAGAGTTCCAAACAGCTCCTCCATGAGTAGCAAAATCAAGACCAGTATTAAATGATCTATTAGTTTGGTTTCCAGAGTAAGTATGAACATGGAACACGTCATCTATATCTGGACCAGGAGGACCACCAGCAGCACCAAGTAACATCTGTTGCATTCCCATGTTAACTTAACCCCGCACCTGAGATGTAGTAACCATTAGTGTCAACACAAAGTAGGGTACACATACCCTTTGCAGCTAACGTGCGTGTTCCTGTAGAACCATCAGCAGAATTAAATATAGTTACACCACCACTACCTTGTAGTATTGTAAATGAATCGGTAGCATGTCCATTTAATATTGTTACTGCATCTCCAACATTAAATACCCCTGATGTTGCCGGTACAGTAATACTTCCTGTTGAGGTATTATAAATAAATTTACCAGCATCAGAAGCGGTTAATGTATAAGCAGCAGTCTTAGTGTTTTTAGGTATGTTTCTTACATCACCCTTTGAATCTGTTACCGATCCAGTTACCGTAACGCCCGAAGCTGTTGTCTCTAACTTAGCACTATTGTCATAATAAAGTTTAACGGCTCCATTCTGATAAGCATTAACAGCATGTTCTCCATTACTAACTAATATAGAAATTAAACCATCAGACTGTTTACCATAGATATGACCTGCAGCTCCACCTGAATCAGTAAGAGTAATCTCAACTGTAGAGTCACTGTCTGCTACGTTGATACCACCTGCGTCTGTTTCAAGTTTTTTAACGTTGTCGTAATAGAGTCTAACTGAGCCGTTTTGAATACACTCTAAATAATCTTCACTTCCGGCAAGATTCCTTAATTTGATTTCACTGTCACTTCTAAGAAATAAACTACCTGTACTATTATCTATAAATGATTGGCTTCCATCATGCGAGATTTGTAGATCATTTCCATTACCAAACCCCATATAATTCCCATCATTCGTCTTGATACCACCTGCTACCGTTTCAAACTTTTTAACGTTGTTGTGATAGAGTTCTACTGAGCTATCACCAGTAACAATTATTCCATGCTCTCCACCTTTTCCTTGAATATATATTTGATTTGGATTACTACCTGCGTTTCTTATATAAAAATCACCTGTATTATTATCTATGTAAGCATTACTATTATCATGGTAAAGGTTTAAATCTGCATCAGCACCTAAATCAATACTTCCATTAGCAAGACCATCGTTAGCAAATGTTAGTTTACCTGATATTTCTACTCCAGCACTTTGTGTCTCAAACTTCTTACTGCCGTCGTAATAGAGTTCTACGGCTCCATTCGCAATAAATTTAGCATAATATTCATTATCCCAATCGTTATAGTAAAACTGACTTCCGTCGGTCTTAGTCCAGAACTCACCAGTATTATTTACTATATAACTGTGGGTTCCATCATGATAAATACCTAAATCATTTGACGCACCCAGGTATATACCTTGATTGTCACCATCTGTTTCATTCTTTAAGTTACCATGCCATTCAACTCCACTACTATAAGTCTCTAACTTCTTACTGTTGTCGTAATAGAGTTCTGCGGCTCCGTCATGTGTAAATACTGCTGAGTTTTCTCCAGACTTAGGTTGGATGTAAATATTATCACCTTCGTCATCATCAACATTAGCTCTTATATAAATATGTCCACTATTACTTTGGATATAGTTTTCATTAGTATTGTGTTGGATACTGAAATCATTCCCTGTTCCACACCGTATTTGAACATTATCGTTTACATCTAAACCTGTAGCACCACCTGGTATGGTTGGTTTATTTAAAATCTGTGCATCACCACTAGAAGCATCCCAATCAGATTGAACATTAACTTCTGCTCCAGCTGCTATACCATCTAATTTAGTACCATCAGCTGAGACATCTCTACCATCAACTGTTTGACTACCAGAGAAGGTTATATTACCTGTAAACTGGTTAGCTCCTAATGTTGCAAAGTTACCAGTAGCTGTTACACCACCTTGCCAAGTCGATCCGTTATATACCTTCAGTTCATTAGCACTGGTATCAAAGTAAAGATCACCTGTATCTAAACTAGAACTAGGTGCTGAACTTGCTACACGGTATCTAGCAGCAAAGTCATTAACTGTGCTCATATTAGAAGCAACAGTATTTACATTAGATATTGAACCACCAACATTATTAATATTAGATACATTAGTTGCACAAGTATCCATATTATTTAGGACACTTGTTACTGCTAACGTGTTCATATCAGATACAACATCAGAAGTAGCTAATGTGTTCATATCTGCAACAACATCAGTAGTTCCTAATATTGCTAGATCAGCTACAACAGCAGTAGTACCTAATATAGATAAATCTTCTACTGCAGCAGCTGTACCAAGACGACCTATTTCTGTTGCTTTACTAGCTACAGTAGAAACCTCGGTTGCATTTGGTACTTGTCTGTGGAATGTATAAGTATTTAGTGTAGATGTAGTTTCTACAAGAATACCAATACCTGCAGCATATGTTGTACTATTAGCTAAACCATTAATAGTGACTGTTGAGTTACCGACAGTGCCGTTAGCAATTGTTGCCACTCCAGATCCATTGGAGGTGACGTTACTACCAAGAGCCTTGATACTAACAATAGTACCTGCACCATTATTAGCATCAGGATTAGCGTTGGGAAAAGATGTCTCATTAGCTATTGGTACGAAACCACCTACGTCATCAAGTAAATCAACTATTCTGTCATTAATAGCAGCTGTAGTAGCAATACTTGTATCGTTATCAGGAAAAGTATCTCCATCTCCAATAGTGCTACTACCACTTATTTGGAAATATCTAGCGTCTGATTCTGTTTCTGTGAAGTATCTTCCGTCTAATGCACCTGTTGCTATTTGAGTAGAGGTAATAGTACCATTTGCTATTTCACTAGCAGTTAATTTATCAGATTGTAGTAGTGTTTTAATTTCACTAGCTGTTTGATCTGCTGTAGCACTAGCTTCTATTGCATTTAATTTACTATGATCTGCATCTGTAAAGACATTACTATCACTAGCAGCCTCCACAGCAGCTCTAATCTCAGCATTAGTTTGATCAGCTGTAGCGTTAGCTTCTATACCATCAAGTTTTGTTCCATCTGCAGATACATCTCTACCGTCAACAGTACCTGTAGTCGCTATGTTCTGAGATCCAAAATCAGGACTGATCTTCGTACCAGCTATAGCAGCTGATGCGTTGATATCACTATTAACTAAAGAACCACTGGTTACACCAATAGTAATTTGACCACTACCAGGACTGTTATCCGTAACAGTGATTTTATTACCAGCTGCAACATCAGTAGTTAATGCCGTATCTATTTTACTATCTACACGAGCGTCGATTGCTCCAGTAGTACTAATCGTAGTATTGTTTGATACCCAAGTTTCAGTACTATCAACTGAGTCTTCAAGCTTATTCCAAGCATCATCTGCAGTTTCTTTACCTTCTTCACCGATGTAAATAGCTTGTAGAAAGTTATCGTTTAAGTCTTCAGACTTGATAGCTGAACCTGCGTAAAACGTAGCGTTCGCACTCGACTCATCTGTATCACGATAAATCCTTACCTTTGCTCCGTTGGCGGGTTTCTTATCACTATTAAATTGTATTGTCGTAACTGATGGACGGGTGTAGTCCGTTGTAAGTTGTTTGACAACGCCATCAACGCTAACCTTAACGTCAGTGGTCTTTAGATATGGAAATGTATATGCGAA